GCCAGCAGGGCCCGGATCGCCAGCAGGGCCTGGATCGCCAGTAGGTCCGGGGTCGCCAGCAGGTCCGGGGTCGCCAGCAGGGCCCGGATCGCCAGTAGGTCCGGGGCCACCGTCAGGTCCGGGGTCACCGTCAGGTCCGGGGTCACCATCAGGTCCGGGGTCGCCAGCAGGGCCCGGATCGCCAGTAGGTCCGGGGGCGCCTTGAGCGCCAGCGGGGACTGTCAACGTGCACGGGCCCGACAGCACCTCGCCTGTAATGGGATGTCGGATTTGCACTGTCAGAGAAGCGCCGTCCTGCGCTTCTACACAGCGCAGCTCCCCCATGACATCAGTGTTTTCAAAGCACTCCGCCAGTATCACTTTGATCCGGCAGCTCAAGCAATTGCAAGAGCACGCGCAGCTAGAATTCGTAGCCATATAAACCAACTCGTCAAAGCATTCGCGGGGCTGACCCCTGAATAAGGTCGGGAACCCCAGAATCTAAGTCGTAAAAAAGATTGTCGGAGCTCGTGCTTATTTCCCGAACGCCCCCCGCATCAGAATAAAAATCGTGGAACGTTCCTTGATCTACGTTGTCGAGAACCGCGTAAGCGTTATGCCCCAAATAAGCAGACGAAGCGCTATACGCTTTAACGTTGCGGGCCGACAAATTTCTTACCCCCCGGGCCAGAAGTAATATTCTATTGGTGTTTTCTCCCTGCAGGTTTTGCAGGTTTACCCCGTAACCGCCGCGGAGGAAAACTCCAAAACAAGACCCGCTTCGGACACAGATGTTACTCAGGCTCGATTTTTCGAAAAACCCCATCACCGCAGCTGTCACCCCGTCTTCCAAAGTGACCCTGTCTACATCGCAGTTAGAGGGGCGCGCGCCTGTTTGGAGGTTGGGGCTGCCCCGGACCGCCTCTCTCGACCGATCACATTTGAGGCTGTGAACAGTGACGCAATCCGCTCTGACCGATACGCCAACATTGCTATCTTCAACGTAACCGTTCTTTACAGTCGCGCCTGTTTCGTCTACGCGAACAGTGGAGCTTTTACAATCGCTAAAATGGTACCCGTCCAGTATTACATTGCGGCTTCCCGAAGTTATGTATACCCCGTGATCCCCTATTCTTTTAGCTGTTATAGAATCCAAGTATTTAATTTTCGTGGGGACGCTGTCGAAATACTTGTAGCTGTACGCGCCGCACAAAACAGTAGAGCCAAAGTTATCCGATGTTATTCTGTACTGGCTAACATTCTCCGAGTTTGTGTCCCTGATTAAAATGTGCCAATTACTAAGTGAAGTCAACTGATCAGCAAAACCCAGACCTTCTACTTTTCCTACCGTGGATTCCGGGCACTTATCCAGTGTTATGCCTGTTATCTTGCCTTCCACGTATACATTGTCTACGCATATAGACGGGCTGTTTCTAAATTCCAACGCAGAATAATTATTGTTATTTTTAGCTGGTCCTGTAAGAGGGTATAGAGAATCATAAAGAGCTGGAGTGTCCAAACCATAAAACTTAAACCGGCCCGTAAGCCGGGTGTCGCCCGAGTCATAAAACCCGATAATAGGTTTCTCTTGCGCTGGGTCAAATGCCTGTTTGATCGTCACACACCCGCAAGCCCTTAGGTGCAAAGACTTGTTGGTCACTACTATTGGCTGGTCGACAATATACTCGCCGGATAGCTCAACGCAGCTGTTGTTCGCCGCCCCTTCCAGAAGAGCTTTAAGTGACGTGTTCATAAAACGGGGGCACTTGATCGGCATCGGGGTTCACAAAACATCGCGTTTCTTTTAACCCAACGTTGCGGGGTCACAGCAAACCATTCCCATCCAGCTCACAGTGCCATTCATCGTCTCGGCATCCGCCAGTCCAGCCGTCATGCCGTTGGTAACCAGTAGCAGCCTGAAACAAATCTGCTGCGCGCCTGAGAGAGCTACCGTGGTGAAAGCCCAGTCATTGAAGCTGATCTCGCCGATGACGCTAGAAGTCTGTCCGTTGTAGTTAATGTCGTCGACACCCCCTATAGCCATGTTGAACCACGCGACGCCGTCAACGCTGTACTGCGGGTGGAAGACCAGACGTCCTGCAAAATCGCCGTCTCCTGCCCTTCGCAGCTTGTAAGAGAAGTAAGTGTCAAGACGGACGTTTACCGGACACTTGGGCAACACGACGTCGACGCAGAATTCGGCCAGCGGAGTATCGCTCGCCGGGTCGCCCACAACGATATTCGGCGGCAGCGCTCCGCCCGTGCGCCTCTGGTATGAGGGGGCGAAACAAATCTGGCTGTCATCACAGTAGGTCGCTTGGATCGTCTGATCGACGCAGCGAATGTCCTGAACCGGGCCGCGATCCGGGTCTGCCAGATCGCCCAAAGTGAATACTCGAGCACTGTCCGTGTCAATAGGGTTCCCGTCTTTTCCGAGAATCGGACCGATGGTCACACCGTCGTCGGCGACAAGGTTAGAACCTCCGTCTTGAAGAGTCGGCGGTTCTACAAACTCCTTGCACCAATCGCGGACCCAGACGCCTGACACGCAAGTGAAAGCGCAGAACCCGTTCGGGTAGCAAACCATCACTGTGTCGCCGTCGAGCTTGTTAGCCGTGCGGGGTGATTCAGGCGGCAGTGCCGGCGGCTCAGCCATATCTATCTCGGTCGCGTCGATCAGGTAGTACTGGCGGTTGTTGTCCAGCACCTTGATGAAGTCGAGGCTCCACGCTCCTTCGACGCACGTCCAATATGACAGCCCGTTCGGGTGGCACTCGACAAGCGTGTCGCCGTCGGCCTTGGCTCCTACGTACGCCGGACCCACAGGCGGCGCGTCCGCGTTCAACGGCGTTCCGTTGACGCCTTGGTATGTGCAGCAGTTGGCGAACGTCAGAGTGAAAGGGTTGCCTGCGTTGTCGACAAACGAGAACCCGTTCGGCAGGATGTCGCTGATCGTGGCGTTGCAGTTTTCTGCGACAAGCTGACAAACATCGACCCTGACCGTCGCGTCGTTGCCGTCGCCGCCAAAGCCGAAAGTCAAAACTGATCCGGCAACCGTGAGGTTGTCGGTGTCGATCTTGATGGCGGGGATGTTAAACATCTTCTGTCCACCCGGGCACCCGTTGTCGAATGCCATGACCTGCGTACCGTCATCCAGCGTCAGGCAATTCAGGCTGGCCTTCGGGAACACGACGTCCTTGCCTTGGCCGTCGCACGTCAGCAGGCGCAGCGTGTTAGTCGCGAGCGTGTACTCGCAGCCCACCAGCATGTTGGGCAGCGGCACCAGCATGGCTTTGTTCTTGTAAGTGAACGACAGCGCACAACCCGCTGCGCTCTGTACAAACTCGAGACACACTTCGTCGGCCGGCACGCCTACAGGAACCACGATGCCCGGACCCCCCTTGGCGTCCAGTATGGTCAGCGTGCAGGTATCACGATCGTAGATGAACCGATCCTGCGGAATGAAGTACGAAGTCAGAACACCTTTCTCGTTCTCGTACGACAGTTCGCAGGTCAGCGGATCGAAGTCGAACTTGCCGCAGTTCAACTGGAAAGGTGAACCGTTGTGCGTGACAATGTGCGTCGCCGAAGCGTAGTCAAACGTCGAAGCTACAGGCGGCGGCAACTTAGCCAGAACCGCCGCACCGATATCGAAAGATTCAACCGCCCCGGATTCAGTCACTCCCCGGAGGATACAAGTCTCGGGGTCCCACCCGACGAAGTCCGTCTCGAGTTTGTCGGCAACCGCCGCCCCGATGTCGAACTCGCGCTCGACGCCGTCCGGACCCCGCCCCGTGAGGGTGCAGGTCTCTGCGTCCCACGTGACACCGCCCAGATTAAGCTTCGCCGCAATGGCGTCGCCAATCGGATACGAAACCGGATTGCCGTCAGGACCTGTGCCCGACAACACGCACGTCGCCGGATCAAAACTTATCGAAGAACCGCCTTTGCAAGCCATGATGAAACCTATAGGTGATGGACCGTGACCAGAATGTCTTCCGGTACGGGTACGACGGGCAAGCCGTCACAATCGGCCAATGTGAACTGGTACTCCCCGGGAGGTAGCTCGAACGTCGTCGACTCGTCGACACAGAGCTCGCAGCCGCATTCATCAAGAACGGGCACCGCTTCAAAACGCGTACAGCAGCACGTCCAAATACACTCATCAACGCACATGCACAGGCCTTCGGGCACGCGGTGAACTTTCACCAGCGCCTTCCAGCCGTTGCGGACCTTGAACTTGAACGACACCGCTGAGGCTTCGCACTCGTTCCACGGCATCTGCACCCCCGGCGGGGTTCGGCAGCAGTTCATGCGACCTTCACTCCAAGGGTAGCCTGACAGTCCGACAAGTAGCGCTTCTCGACCTCGAAGGAATGCGGCAGCGGCTCGTCGTCGCAAGAACAAATCTCGTACGTGCCGGGCTTCGCGATGATCAGTTCCTCGCCGTCATGGTCGAAAACGTAGGGACACTCGGGCGGGTAAGCCACCGAGCCAATAACCTTGCAGGCGTCATCAAGACGCAAGCGCTCAAGCCCAAACGTGCGGCCCTCCAGACCCCAGAGCACCACGCACACGCAGCGCGTGTCGACCGAAAAACGAAAACAAGTCGGCTTCTCTTTCGGCACGCACAGACAAGACGACTTGGCGCTCAGACTGCCAATCGATCGGTACGGTATCGCAGTCGCCATCAGCGTCCCGCCGAGCGGGCCATCCCGCGCACGAGCTCAACATCGACAAACGACTCCTCGAGCGAACGAATCTCATCCGGGTCGAGCTCTTCTGGCTCTTCGAAATGAGCCATCTCCATGAAGTGGGACATCTGCTGGCAAAGCCCTCGCAACGTGTCGCGCTGAATCGCCCACTCAACCGCGGCTTTGCGCGGAATGATCACGCGCGGGTCGTGCCAGTAGAGCGACTTGGAAGTCCGGCCGCGCTCGACGCCGCCGTAGCTATATGTGACCGAGCCCTGACCCGGTATCTTGGCCAGAACCCGATCGCTGTACAGCTTCAGGATATGGACCGACGTGTCACGACGTGTATCAAACAAGCGATCGCCGACACGAATTGGGTCCCCGTCAAAGATCATCACAAGCAGCCCCCGGGCAAGTGGGGCCACTGTACTGGGGCTTACGCGATCTCAGGAAACCTACGACAATTCAGGTGGGCTAGTCCGCCCCGCTCCTACTGCAGTAGCTGTGGAGCCCCTTGAGGCGGCTGCAAACCGGGTTGTCCTGCCGACACGCCGCCGGTCAATTGCTGCCCACCGAGCGCGCCGCCGGCCGCCGCAGAGCTTGCGACCCCACCGGAGATGTTCGATATGGTGGCAATGGCGGCTTGCAGCTCGCGCGCTTTCGCCTCCTCGTACTGGCTGTCCGGGATCGTCTTCCGCGGGTCGTATCCGCCTTGGGTGAGGAACTCCCGAAGGATGTCCATGACCCCCTCGACCGGTATGAGCCCCGCTTGGAAGAACGGCAGCAGCACGCCAAGGTCTGTCTGCAAAGAATCCCGGTGGATCTGCCGTGCGAGCTGGGTCGTATGGCCCAGAACCACGACTTCTATATCCCCGAAGATATCCGGGTTGTCGCTCGTCACCATGACAAGCCGGTGCAGCTGCTCGATCGACGGCTTGGTCAGCCCCAGATCCACGTTCCGGATGATGCACTTCAGGTTGGTGAACGCGTTGCTCTGTAGCTGTGCGAGTCCTGAGGCCGTGCGTGTAGCCCCTGAGCCCACTGCTCCTCCGGCCAAGTACCGCGGCAGTCCCAGCAGCGTCTCAGCGTGCTCGATCTGCTCGGCGATCAGGCCTGAGAACAGGTTCACGTGGCTCTGCAGCTGATGTATCCCGATCATGTTGCCCGCCGTGCCGGTGTTCAGGCTGTTCTTCATGTGCACCGAGCCCGGCTCCAGATCGATCGCCTCGTCCGAACCGTCTTCAGTCTCGCGCAGCGACTTGTCGACTTCGAAGATCGGGAACGCTGTGAACGACAGATCGTACGGAATGGCGGTCATCGCCGAGTTGATCAGCGACTGCGTGTCTTTCAGGCGGTGGTACGTGCCCCGACCGTGGAACGCGCCCGGGCACTCGTACATCACGACCTTGTGTAGCGGCCGCTTGCACGCCGGGTCCAGTGATTGTTGAATCCGGATCGGCATCCCGGCGCAGGTAAAGACCTCCACTTCGTAGCACATCTCCGGGTCGACTTCTTGGCCGCCGTACGACTCCACGTTGTTGGCAATCAGCATGCGCCCGTCGATCTCACCCCAGTAACGGGTGATGTCATACATCTTGTCCTCGCGATTGAACGCGGACCCCCGGAGTTGATCGATGTCCCCGAACTGCCCGTGCTTGCAGTGGCTGTAGCCCGTCGGATGACGCAGCAGGATGTAGTCGATGTTCTCCTTGTGCCAGTCGCACGACGCCGCGCGCATGAGATCCGACTTCGACATCTTCTCGAAGTAGACGCAGTACCGGCCGTCCTGCGTGTCCGTGCTGCATGGACTCGGCGCGAAGTGCGTCATGTCGAGCGACTGGAATCCGAGGTTCTTCCGGTAGTCGAACACCGGCTTGCTCTTCGACGTGAACGCCGCCTTCCGATCCAACGTGGGAAACGGCCCGTACAAGACCCCAGTACCAAAGAGCACCATGTCGAACAACGTACGGAAGTACGCTGTGTAGTAGTTCGTCGCGTCGAGTCGGTCATTGACCTCGTGCTTGCAGCGCCTGACCGCGTATTCGCTCTCCGCTTTCGCCTCTTCCATGAGCTTGTCGGCCATCAGGTCGATCGCTTCGGTCACCTGCGTCTCGGTCAGTACGACGCCTGTCGCCAAGAGCAGCTCGATCTCGCTGACGAGCGACTGCGTGGCCCGGTCCAAGAGCACGGGCGGCACGTCCGGTATTGTCGTCGGCCGCATGTCGAACGTCGGCTGACCGGTCTCGGCACTGAGCGTGTCAGTCAGAAACGCGTACATCCGCTTGGTCATCATCTCGATCAGCGGGTAGTAGAGCGCCGCGGCTCCCCCGTCGGGCAGGCAGGCCAGCTCCTCGCAGGCGAATTCCGTGTGGTAGGCCATGAGCGCTTTCCGCTGCTCATCCTGAATGCCGTTCGAACACTTGTTGCTGAACGCGTCGTGCGCCGCCTGCTCCACGTACTGACCAAGCGCCGAGTCCGTATCTTCCGCGTTCCTGTGCTCTCGAGCCCGCTCCCGGTCGACCCGGGCGTTCTCTACCCGGATGCGGTTCGCCTCGTTCTGCTTGTCCCCCCCGATCGAGACTTCCTGCTGCAACCCTTTCACAATGGGCGCAGAGGAGGGGACCACCACCCGGCTGGTCGGGTTCATGACCCGACGGAGGTGTGCGGTGTTGTTCGCCATGCCTTACTCCTGATCGTCGCCGGGGGACAGGACGACATGCTCCGGATAGGACAGTCCGAACTCTCGGGTGTCAAAGAGCACGACCGACATCCCCAGCGCCTCAGCATACCGAATCATGAGACTCGCCGGCAATCCGCAGTGCCCCCGCTCATAGGCGCTCAGCGTGTCAGGGCGCGCTTGCAGCTGCTCGGCCATGGCCTTCTGGGTGATCTGGGAGATCACGCGGTACTCGCGGAGAACCGGCCCGGCGGTCCCGGCGAGCAGTACTTCAGGGAGCAACAGCTTCTTGTCGGGCATCAGATCATCCAGTTACCTTGCGCTGGCGTCTTCTTCAAACCGAATCGGGGTTTTCTGAGCGACGCACCGTTCGGCATATTGTACTGCCCCTCGTTAGTATGTCGCCCTGCTCCCACGTTGTAGTACATCAGGGCGTACTGCACTGCGTCCATGCCGTGCGACGCGTCGTCTTTCGCCGGCTTGTCAGAGGTGATGCCCAGATGCTCCTTGCTCGCGTCCCAGTGGTAGCCGCCTGAGAACGACGTGATCGCCTCGACGCACCGCTGGTTCACCCCGAAGCGTCCTTCGGCCCTGAGATGCGAATTCACCGCCTCGAGCCGGACACTGATACTGTTGGACTTGCAGTGGTGGTAGGGAAACCCCCGCTGTTTCAGGTAAGTGATGCACCTTGCCTTGTCGATCGGCGAGCGGTTCCCGCCGCTCGGGTCTCCCGTGGCGATGCGCGGTATACCGACGTACCGCTTGTTCAGCAAGGGCAAGAGATAGTCATCGATGAACATCTCGAGCCCCGAGTCGGGTACCGCCAAGAGATCCAGCAGGACGACTTTCCGCTCCTGCTGCTGCGTGATCGCCGCGGCGGTGTACATCCCAAAGTCGAATCCGATGACCAAGGGCGTCGTGCGGTACGCTTCCTTGTCGGGCCGCAAGATATGCCGCCGTTCAGAGAAGCTGGAATACACCGGCCGGCCCTGCCCGCCGTAGGTGTACTGGCCGAGCACGAACCGCTGCAGCATCGGCCAGTCGTAGCGGTAGTCTTCGGCTAGGTCTAGCCAGTACTTCATGCCGTCCGCCACGTGCTGTACGTTCTCGGCGTCAGGGTTCGGCTCGAACGTCCAGAGCTTCGGGTCTTCCGGATCTGTCGGATCTCGCCGGATCAGCACCGCCGGGGGGTACTTGTAGAGCTTGTATCGAGGGTCCGGGTTGATCTCGAACATCTTGTACAGCCAGCTGCCGATCGGCGGCGGGTTGTAGTCGAGCAAGATCCCTTTCCATGTGATGGGCGCGGTCGACCCCCGCGGATACCGGCATCGACTCAAGAGGACCTTGACGATCGACGGGATCTTGATCTCCGCCGCTTCATTGATCGCTGCTCCTGTGATCTCAAGAGATAATAAGTTCGCGACCTGAGCCGGGCGGTCCAATGGAAAAAATAAAAACTGGGCATGGACAGTAGTCCCATCGGGGAGCCTCATCTGCATCAGCACAGTTATAGGCGAGCCATAAACGACTTTCACGGCTTGAGGGGGCAACCACTCCAAAAACGTGGGGAGCGTTGTTGTTTTCAACTGAGCGTATGTGGATCGGATCACTGCCCATTTCGTGTACCTCACACCGTGCTTGTCGGGCGCCTGACGCTGAGCAAGTCTCACCAGCTCGATCGCCATCGCAGAAGTCTTGCCAATACCCACCCCCGACATGAGCGCCTTGATCCGCGAGTCGTTGTCGCGGTGGTATTTCAGCGGCGTCGGGTTCGGTATGTAGTCGATATCCCTAGTCTTTCGCTGGCTTGGCAGTGCCGGCTTCTCGAAGAGCGACTTACCCTGCGGCCCGTCCTCGATCACCTGATCGGGGTCCGAGAACATCATCAGGTCTTTCAGCGAAAGACGATCATCGATGTGATCTTCTTCCAGCTGCTGGTTCAGCGAGCGCAGTACCGTCGAGCTCGCGAAGATGCTCGTGTTGTCCCGCTCCTCGTCGTTACCCTCGAGCATGGAGCGGACGTCGTCGGTCAGCTCATCAAGAGCGGAGGCGTCGTGAGGGAAACCCTCGATCGGGTCTAGGTCAGACATCGGGTAAGAATGGACTGTAGATGATGCGGGCACCCATGTGGAAGAGCTTAAGTAACGTCGAATTCGGAAAGTTTGCTGGAAATCGCGAGCAATGGACTGAGCCTGTGGGCGCCCAGCGGTACGCGACTGTTTTCGACTTGTAGGGTTTCTTGTCAGACACGGACGCACCCCGCGGAATCCAAACCCTCTCCAATATCAAACGGGCAGAATACCCACACCGTCACGAGGAACTTGGAATCCACAACATACGAGTCGTCTCCCGGGCGTATCTTACCGGCGTCTTCCATCATAGCCTTCAGTTGAAAAGCTGCTTCGAGATCAAAGACGCTGCGCAAGCAGGCACTCCCCGAGAGCTGGAACATGATCGCAGACTTGTAGGGTTTCTCGTCAGACATCGTGTAAAAAGGGGCTGTAGATCAGGCGGGCGCCCAATTGGAAACGCTTTAACAAAGCTGAAACATCAGAGTTTGCCGGAAATATTGAGCAACAGTAAGAACCCGTAGACGCCCACACGTACGCGACCAGCTTCGACTTGTAGGGTTTCTTACTCAAAGTCGACTGCTGCGATCCGGGGGATGTTGTCGGGTACGTCTTCAAGGCCGTCTGTGTATTCCCCTTCAAGAGTTGGCTCCGTGTCCTGTGCCGGGGCCTTGGTCGCCCGGGGCTGTTCGGCGTTCGTATGGCCGCTGACGGGGGCGGTGACGCCGAGATTGATGTTGAGCGACGGCATGTGGCTCGTCTGCTCCTGCGGCTTCTGGGCCCAGCGATTCGAGCTCCGCTTGGCAAGCTCCACCAGCAGGTCCTTCCTGACCTTGAAGAGCTCGAGCTGATTTCGGTTGAGTGAGTGGTCGGTCGACGCGTCCTCCATCTCCTGATACAGCTTGAACGCGAGCGCGTCGGCAAACGCCTCGTCGTCCTCCATCGCATCGACCTCGTACCCCGGCTGGGCCGCGACGAACGCCGCCACGTCCGCGACGTTCAATCTCAAGTCTGTGGCGATCTTGTGGAGCGAGAAGCCCTGCGTACGTAGGTGCCGTAGCGCGGGGTAACCCAACAAAGACAATATCTCGATCGCGTGCCCGGCGGCATGCACGATCTTGCCCAGCTGACGTGCGGTATCCGAGTCGCCGAGTACGGCGGCCACTTGGTTCAGCGCTTCTTCCCGGTTGATGGTGGGTAACCGGGCCGCGCGCTCGCTCGCCGCCACGCCGATATCTGGCGAGGAGCGATCCACGTTCGACTCTGGGAGAGCCGGTATGCGGACATGAGATGTGTCCTTGCAAAGCGTCCGGGAGCGTGCCATGTGTACAGTATGCCACGCTCCCAGCGGGTTAATAGCCCACGTTGCTGACGCGGGTACGGCGACTCGTACCTCCTCGCGCCGTCTTCGGGTTGGGAAGCTTGGCGATCACGTCCCTGAAAGCGGCCGGGTCGCTCGCCGCCATGATCAGTGCCGCTCGTGTGACGTGCGAGACGCTATCGGTCTTTCCCGCCTTGAGGAGTTTCTCGACGGCTTCGATCAGCGGCCTGTAGTTCGGTGACCCCGCTTTCACTTTCATCTCGACGACGCTCACCTTCACGTTGCCGATCTCCTCGGGGTGTCGTGGGAAGCGGTGCTTTCGTCGAAAAGTGGGGCGGGAAGTTGAACGCGTCGCCGGTGAGGGGCGAGGGGAAGACTGGGGGGTTGACCGGCTGGATCTTTTCTTGCCGGAAGTTTTTTTGCTGGTAGCGGAGGCCGAGCGTGGTGTCAACTGCGCGGCGGACTGCTGCGCGGCGGAGCGCTTTTTGCTCGTAGCTTTCTTCTTGCTGGTGGTTTTCTTCTTGGCGGCCATGGGGGTAGTCTTTCGGTAGGGGTGGAGGTTCGGGGAGCTGGGCGATCGGGCGGTCTAGGTAGTTGCGCATGTGAGTAAGCACCCGCATGTGCACCTTGATGGTCGCCTGAGCGACGTCATGGGGGTTGGGTGGGCGCTTCGCCGGGGGACTACGGATCTCCAGCTCCTCGTCATCACGCCCGTCATTGACTATCATCACGACCCGCCACCCTTTCCAGTAGCGGCGGCCGATCATTCGCCAGTACCATGGAGGCTGTTGTTCTATCACGCCGAGGCTGTATCGCAGGTCAGGTTGGTCCATGCCAGGCTCCGGTTGCAAGGCGGGTATTGTAGGAGCTGTGCAGGTATTGTCAAGGGGTGGTAATCTGCCGGCTCTTTCAAACAGGTGCATACCTATAATGACTGTCATCGCGTGGGACGGGCGGTACATTGCTTCCGATTCGCAGTCCGAGTACGGAGGCCTGCTCGGCAGCTGCACGAAACTCTGGCGGGGGGTCGATCAAGACCCTGGCGCAGTGGTCGGTATCGTCGGCTCCTACCGAAGTAGCAAGCTCGTTGCCGACTGGTACGCCAAAGGCTTGGGCGCGAGCGAGTTTCCCAAGCTCCTTGCTGCGGACGACGACCGCACGGCCGTTATTGCTGTGGGTAGCGACCTGCGAGTTACGACCTTTGAGGGCAACGCCTGCCCGATCGAGGAGCAGCTCTCTATCTATGGCTGGGGCGCGGGCGGTGAAGTTGCCGTGGGCGCGATGGAGTTTGGCGCATCGGCCATGGAAGCTTGCGCCATTGCTTGCCGGAGGATGTCGGGCTGTGGGGGCGATATCCTGTACTGCGATATAGCAGATCTTGACGCGAAGCTGGCTGTCTGGAAACCGTAGGTAAGACAGGCCTCCCGCGTAGGAGCACAAAAAAATATGCCCAAGATCTCTGACGATAACGACGCCAAGCAGTGGTACGTGCTGAAGGGTAAGCGAGTCGTGGGTGTGTATTCTTCTAACGAAGTCGCGGAATTCCTGCTCATCGGGCGGGTACGTAATTCCGATCGGGTGAGCGTGGATGGGGTGTTTTGGGAGCAGGTCACTCAGGTTCCTCAGCTCATACCTGATGCCCTATCGGATCTTCACGATCTCAGACGTTGGCTCCCGGGGATTTTTCCGCGTGGGGAGGCGGAAAAATAATACCCCCGCTTGCGCTGCTCCTAGCTCAAAAAAACTAATTCTCCTGTGAAGCGCTGCTCCTTGGCGCGCGCGGTACCGGGGGTGGGGGGTGGGAGCCTCGCCACCGGAGCTCGGTCCAAGGGTGCCCCCGGGGGTGGGGGCCATGCTTGCACTGTGGCGGGGTCAGCCTTGTATTCAGGAGCAAGGGGCCAGGCTTGCGTTGTAGCGTGGGGTCAAGGTTGCAGTGTAGCCGCGCTCCTTGGCTCCCCCGGAACGTGCGGAATCTCACGAAACATTACCAGTTTGTAACTAAACTAATGCATGTACTTTGCCGCTAACGTACATGTACTGCACGGTTTCTGCTATGCTGTACCTAATCCCAAGGGCATCCGGCTCTCGGGATGGAATCGCAGTACCTAACGTTGTACATAAGTTGTACATAACTGGAGCTAACAGACCTCATGACCAAGCAACAAGCCAAGCCTGACACCATGTCAGTTGACGTACAAGATGAGCAAGACGAGCAAGACTCAGATACCGTAGATCATGCGGCACTCGCAATTGCTACGATACGTGAGCAAGCCGGGTCGTTCGCTGCGTCTATCACGGCGGCGCGAGATACCGTACAGCAGTGGTGCATGGCCATCGATGCCATGCCGGAACGTGACGACGCCGTAGCGGTGTGTTCGGCGGTCTTAGAGATCGTACAGAACACGCACGGCTTGAACGTCGACAGGCTCGCCGGTTTCCTCAACGAGAATTTGGTGAAAGTCAAGCTCATCCAGAAAGACGGTAACTGGATCGCCAAGAACGGCGGCAAGGCCGACAAGTATGAGTCTACGATCAGTACGTGCGGCCACGCATGGTTTGAGTGGGTAGCGGTGGGTAAGCTCAGCGCTGAACCTGCACCACTCGACGCAGAGAAAGTAGCTCGCGCCGCCATCAAGCGCTTGCTGCAAGACAACCCGCAATTCGAGGATGCGGACCTCGCCCACTACTTTAAGGTGTCTCTGGTCCGTACCGTACGCGCCGAACTCGACGCTAGCCCGGCGGCGCAGAAAGCCGCGCCCCTCGCCACGCCGGAGGAGATGGGTGCCGAGAGCGAAGCGGTATGATTGTCTACAGCGCCGTTCCTACGTCCCGTCACGGCAAGAAAGCCGGTAACCCTAACCGAGACCGCGCCAAGCCCGCCACGCGGCTCCTGCCGAGTCGGCAGGCCAGATCGGCCAGCAAGCGCATGGCGAAGCTCACGGGCAGCACGACCCCGGAGCTAGGAGCACAGCTTAGTAAGTAGTCGGTAGTACGGTACCCCGGGATCGGCCCGGGGTATCTGTCAGGAGCGGGGTCAACCTTGTATTGTGGTTGACCCCGCTCCTGACAGGTAAAGGCTAACGCCCGAATCTGTACGTAACGCCAAGTCCCTGACTGTAGGCCGGGGCAGCTAGCACCACGATGGTGGCCGGGTTCGTATCCCGTGAGCGCATCGCGGTACAGCAGCAGGATAGATGGCGAGACACGCGCCTATATAGGGTCGAGTAGCTTCACAGCGAATCGATCCCCCAGCACGACGCACGTTACCAGCGTGGCGTCCGCTCCTGCCTGTTTGATAGCCGGCAAGTGTTAATAAGTGTGTACAAACACGCTAATAACCCTACGGAGCAAGGGGTCTAGCACTCTCTTTTCGGGTCGCGCAGCACCTACAGGTAACGTAACTAACGTGACAACTGAGGAGCGGTACGTCTGGTGGTATGGGCGTGCCGTTCCTTACTGTTTGAGGGAAGATATATGCAGTACGAATCCGAACTTTTTAGGCGGATTAACGTAGTTCAGATAAAGTTGGGTCATAACGTACGTCATATACTCCAAAATGTAACAAAATTGGGTCGCGGGGGTCAGGCAATTTTGCGTCGCGTCACAGCAAGGAGCTTAGCCGAATCAGGCCTATATGACGTACCTCCAGAAGTCCAAAACGAGCGCTTTTTGAGGAATTGTATGGGTTTTCAATTTTTCCAAATTCCAAATTTAACGCAAGATTCAACAACTTGCAGCGGTTTTTGCGATATGTGACGTACGTTCTCGTCCAAAACGTTACAGAATCGGACGCATACACTTACGACACCTCAATAGCCATATAGGCAGAACGCGGCTCCCAGCGATTTTTCCCTGAAATAATACAACATCAAAAGCTGTAACGCCAAAACATCCATAGCTATTGGAGAAAAGTACTTTTTTAGCGAAAAACGTACGTTTATTTGCCATTTTGTTACAGCCAAATTCAGCCTAGAAAACCTGCAAATTCTCAGCACTACTACTCTCTCTCTTATCTAATAAATTGTAGTAGTAGTACAGGTATGTTTTCTTTGTTTTGTTTTGCTTATCAAAACTTTACGCGAATTTCGGAGCGTTACAAATCGAAAAAAGCGTGACGTTTCGCCAAAATAACCGCTCTTTTGGCCTCAAAAAGCGCAACAACCCCCATTCGAAAACGTTACAAGACCCCCTAAAAAGCACCTAAGTCTTTGAGTTGGTTGAGGTATTTACAATCCCAATTCTGTAACGTTTTTAATCACTGTATGCTTCGCCAGTAAAACGGCTAGGAACAGCAAATCCGCGCCCCTTCCAAGCCCCTAATCGACTCTGTTCCCACCCCCAGCCGCCGAAACACCCCAAGGAGCACGGTTTTAAGCTCCCCTAAGCGACTTTCTCAACCGCCCCGGTGTCGGCCATAGTCTAGCGCCGTCCATCACCCTTAGATCGAAGCTCCTTCTGAGCGCTTACCAAACAGGTTTGTGCGGTTTTCGACCGTAAACAGGCTTGTTTGCTCAGCGTACAGCTGAAGTACGAAACCTCAGTAATTCTTGCCAACCGGAAAGGTTTACTCGTTTCACCTACCTCACAGGAGCACAACACACCATGTCACGTACATCTACTACACATCCCGACATCACCACGGCGGACAATCTCCACAAGCTGGCCGAGTACATGGACCTTCATGTGCCCGCCGATCGCATTAAGATGAACCGCTTCGCCACCCGCCCTGACGACGAGGTACGCGCTCGTATGGCAGAGAACCCGGACAGCGCCTGCACGGCCCACTACCTGCCGATGCGCGATCTCGTCAGCCGGGCGGTCTGGTCCCGAGATGGGCAGAACCTCCCCGAGTGCGGCGCCAGCGCCTGCGCCCTTGGCTGGGCCGTGATCTGTTTTCTCGATGAAGTGAAGATCATGCAGAGCAACCACACCCCCGACACGCCGCTCGACTACGAAGACGTCGGCATGAGGTTCTTCCCCGCCCTGTACGGCGGCGAGGACGCGAATGGCGAGGAGCTCAATGACTGCGACACCAACCCCTTGTGGGAGCAGGTGTTCGGCGCTGATCTCTCGGACGACAAGGAGCAAGTCATTGAGCGCATCCGTGATCTCGCTTCCGAGCTCAGGTTCGGCTAACCCTTAGTCAACCAACACACGATCCACCCACCCTTTCCCGGCCCTTGTGGCCGGGATTTTTTTGGCCTTCATTTTGTGACACCCAGACAGTACATGTATATTCATCATTACCACTACAACCCCCACCCACCGGAGCAATCACGATGGCGCTGGACCCTGACCGCCACACCGTGCCCTGCGTGCTTCGCTGCTCCATCTGCGGAGCACGCAGTTATGTCTACAAGAGCAGAAACACATCCTCCTCTGCCAGCTCCCGGGAGTCGGCAGAGGAGCGGCGCTTGCATCACACCTGCCGCACCTCGAAGCACTGGCTCAGCAGCGTGAACCTCATCACGCCCTTCTTTCGCTACCAGCTCTCACACCGGCGCCCACCCCAAGGAGCAGCACGCCATGAAGAGTGAAGAGATCCTGTCTAACCTACACGCTCGACGCAGGCGAGCGATACTCCTTGACACGGCTGAGCGTTGTCAGGGGTGCGGCGCCCTATGGCATCTCAGAGACGCGCCCGGCGAGGAGAAAGAGAAAACAGAGGAGCTGCGCCTGTTCGATATCTGCGAGGAGCAGTGCCACGAGAGTTTCCATTACGCCCCGGCCTTCAGGTATCGCCATGCCAAAACATAAACGACTCGAGACCGTCGTGCGCTGCGGTGCGTGCGGGGCGTGCAGCTATTATTACATATACAACGCCCTGCCATCCAATGAGAACCGGGAGGAGCATCGCGCCCATCAGCAGTGCATGCAGGCCCACCACTGGACCCATCAGAAAACCATAAAAACGCCCGTGCTTGCCTACCAAAACAAGTATCCGGACGTGAGAGTGACACCATGAAAGAGCATGAACTTACCAAGAGCAAACGATGCCTGTATTGTGGGGCGCTGTACAACTCGGCGGAGCTGGATAGACCAGCTACGGCTCACGAGGAGAACGCCGCCGTGATTCATTGCATGGACCACTGCGTGTCCGAGCTCGAGTATGGCGTCAACTTCGACGATCTTGACCGCCACGGCGTCACTTACCAACAGCGCTGGATCGCCGCGCCCGCTGTTCCTTGGAGTAGATAATGAACAAGACCGAGCCCATACAAGTCATCACCCGCTGCCACAAGTGCGGCCGCCCGTCGCGCCTGCTCACACGCCACAAACGACTGGCCTTGCCTGTGGATGGGCCCTTCCCAACAGAGCCAGATCAATTTGCCGAGAACTGGGAGACTGTCTGGGAGAACGTCGACTCATACGAGCACGTATTTACAGGACAGCCCGGCAAGCTGTTCTGTCAAGCGAGCTGTGCGCCTTACACCTTGATCAACTCTCCCCTGTTCGAGTACTACATACCCGAGGAGCTGCGCGATGGAGACCCATAAAACCCTTGACGCCATACCCTGCTGCCCGAACTGCGGCGCGGACGACTACGGGTCGGCCCTTCAGAGGGCTATGCATGCCTATCGAGGAGGGATCGATCGAGCGCGCTACAGCCGAAAGATGTGCTACATGTGCCGGTTCCACTGGCGAGAGTGGAACTGGGAGCCTGCCGCGTGCAAGCCCCCTTTCAAGGAGCACAGGTCATGAACCGCCCGGACTACCAGACTGTGCTGTGCACTAACTGCTGGAGCCTGAATTGTACGATAAAATACCTGTACTCTAACGGCTACCTGGACCGTACCCGCACCATCGGTATCGTCGGCGGCTGTGAAGACTGCCCGAACTACTTCAGATGCAGCAAACGCGGCGCGACCCTCGAGCAGTTCATCATCGATCATGCCTTGACCCCCGTACCTGAGTTCAAACGCACGACCCTCCACCCGTCCCACCCACCAGAGAGAAAAACCATGACTGCAACAACACCCACCACGCGCATCCTTCCCGCTATCCACCCGGCCGACCAGCCGGCGACGGGATACCACCCGGACACAACCTACCCGCTTAACTACGAGAACTACACGGATAACGAGGGGGTGCAGCGCCAGTATGCGGCACAGTTCATCACCCCGGCTGTGTTCGAGAACCTGATCGCGAAGCTCGACGTGATGGATCTCCTGAAATCCCCCCCGACGACCTTTGACTTCTCGCCCCAGTGCGCTGCGTTCGAGCACGTGAACCTGTTGGCTTTGACAGAAGTCGGCCTGCCTGAGAGCGTGCTCGAGGCCATGTACGCCACGATGGACAACGACTATCCGAGAGACGAGAAAGAGAAGATGCAGCAGTATTTCATTGCGGCTATCAACCACGAGGCCGCTCTCGAGCTGATCGAGGGGGTCGCCGCCGACGACGCGTACTTCCAAGACCTGATGAATCGCGGTCTGGCTCTCTCTGCCGAGCGTGCGTCAGCGGCAGGCAGTGTGGAGCAGTGATCGTTCGGGTGGGTCAGCCGTTCACGCGGCTGACCTCTCGCGTCTGCTGTAGTGTGTGCGGGGAGTTTGTCCCGCCGCTCAGGAGCACACACGTCCCCGACAACGGCGGTCCGCCTGTCCACACGATCCGGCGGCCGATCGTTAAGTGCGAGCATTTCCGTCAGGGAGGAGCACAGATCCACGCGCCTGAATTTCGATACGACAGCTGGAGAAACCAATGAGTATGGAATACAAACCAAACCCACCCGAGACGGTCGACCACCCGCCGCACTACAACGCCAACGGCTCGGGTATCGAGTGCATCGACGTGATAGAGCACATGCCCTTCAATATCGGCAACGCCATCAAGTACCTGTGGCGGGCGGACCACAAGGGCAAGACGCTGGAAGACCTTCGCAAGGCCCGCTGGTATGTCGATCGTGAGATCGCCCGCCGGGAACGGGAAGGAGCGGAGTGACTATGGACATCTGCCGGGCTCGCCGCGTGGCGATCCGGCGGCGCTGTCGGGTGTGCGGGGCGCTCGCCAACGTCGACCCGCTCCTGATGAGTGAGGTGGATCGAGCGAATCCGGTGGCTGTCACGGAGTCGCGCCTCTTCTTGCGGTGCGTACGTTCGCTTCGAAACATGCCGGCGCCTGTGTTCCGACACCTTCTCGAGAACACCCCATGAAAGCCCTTGCCTCCCGCCTCCGCTGTCCCGTGTGTGGCGCTGCCGCCTTGATCGGTCTCGCCATGCACGGCCTGCGCGGTAAGCCGGGGTTATCAACACAGACTCGAAACGAGCTGAAGTACGCCGACAAGTGCCAGCACAACGAAGCCCTGTTTCGCGGTGTCGACGCGCCGCGGTTCCACCACTTACCCCAGCGGGAGGATATATGAGAAAGAAAACACTCACGATCATCACGCGCTGCGGTGAGTGCGGGGCATTGTTTGACGGTTCGGGGCACTCCCGGGCTGTTCTCGATTTGTGGGACGCCTTCCCGCTAGAAAGAAAGCGATTCCAAGATTGCCAGCACGGTTTGCGGGACGCTCACGGCACCCGGCGTATAACTTACGTCGCCTCCGACCTCGCCCACCCCGTTCCTACGCCTTGGTTTGCGTACCTATACGGAGCACAGTCATGAAGATCACGATCATCACTCGCTGCGGTGAGTGCACCGCGTTGTACCAAAAAGAAGACGGTTTTTACCCGCTCGGTACGTATTTGGACGAGAACCGGAAAGAAGCATACCGATACGACCAGTGTTCACATTCTCGACAGGGCAGGCGAGGCCCCTATCACTCCGAGGATCTCAGCCACCCCGTTCCTACGCCTTGGTTTGCGTACCTGTATGGAGCACAGTCATGAAACCAACCACGAGAACACTCGAGTCTTTCCCCCGCTGCAGGCGCTGTGGTGCGGCGGGCGCGTACGCTCCCATCGCAGGAGCCTATGCGCCTCCTACGCAGAACTTGCAGCTCGAGCTGGAGCTGTGGAGACGGTGCCACTGTTTCGATCCGATGATTCACGGCGCCAACTTGGAGATCCGCGCCCCGCTGCTCGCCCACTTGATAGAGCAGGGCGATGAATAAGGAGCTGCGTGTCGTCGTCCGGTGTGGTGCTTGCACGGCGGCACACAGAGACAGATACGAAGAGACTGATGATGAGCGCTGGAGACGTTTGGTAAGGCGTACTCCTGAGGAGCATGGAAAATACCTGAGATGTGAACATAGACATCCCCGGCATCATGGGGTAGTCAGTTTCGCGCAGCACCTCGCCCACCCCGTTCCTACGCCTTGGTTCGTACACGTATACGGAGAACCGGAATGAAAACCCTGAAGGTTATTCCCCGGTGCGGTCATTGCATGGCGAGCTACCCTGCTCCCGGCGAGGGTTCTCGAAGAGCGCTGCTTAACCAAATCTACTGGGAAAGCTACCACTACTCACGCTGTGACCACAGTAGGGGCCAAAGGTACCCCACGGAAGCCGAGGAGCTGGACCACCCCATAACCACACCCTACTTCCCCCACCTCTACACTTAGGAGCTGAACAACATGATCGATCTCAACAATCTACCCTTGCCCGACGAAGCGTACTTGCCCGAGGGTGCAACGACCCTCGATGCCGTCATCGACCCACCCCGTGAATGCGAAGAGGCGCACGCCAACGTCCCCGGTGTGAGTGTGCACCCCAAGTACCTATACTCTCCCCTGTTCGCTCGCCGCTGCACCGAGGCACACGACGCGCTGCAGAATCTCTTGGGTGAGGGCATGGCCTCCAGCGTAGACGACGTGCTTGCCTGTTCTATCTTGCTGTCCCAGCTCAGTGTGGCAACACCTGAGTTCACGCTCGCCATGTTCCGGGACCCCGCGAGTGTCTTCTCGCCTCACCCGGTCAGGACCATGGGCGTGTCTGCCGATACGATGGTGTACCACCCGGATCTTGTATTGTGGTGCATCGGCAGGCGTAATGAGGCGCGGGACGACAACGACTTCACGGACCGATACAAGCGCTTCAGGAGCATCGCTATCCACGAGGCGAAGCACTACGCTGACGGGGATCTTCTCATTGAGTATGGATTCCCGACGCTGTTCCGGAACGATCAGCCCAAGGTGGCGAAGTTCGCCCGGTTCTTGGCGAATCTTGTGCTCGACGCCATCCACGATCGATCGCTGGCCGAGACCTCCCGGAACGTGGCGCCCCTGCATGCAGACTTCTTTCGCTGTCATGCCCGGTTTGCTGCCGGTGCACTGGCGAGCACGCTTGCTCAGCTGCAGCTCGACGACGGTACCCGGCAGGACGTGGTCCGGTTCCTCTCGGACCTTGATGAGCCTGACACCATGACCAAGGCGGTCGGCTGCGCTCGCGTGTTCAACTACCTTGCCGAGCACCTCACCCACGAGGAGCCCCAAGACGGCGAGGGTGGTGATGGTGAAGAGGGTGCGGGTGACAGCCTGCCCGACACGGACAACAGCGACGGCGGTGAGGGTCACCTTGTGTCGGGGGTGTCCGAGCCCGGCGGCCAGTCGGATGCGACGCACCAGCCGGAGAGTGCACAGGAGCGGGCCGACGCGAAGGCCAACGCTGAAGCGATGATCGACACGAACCTCGCCAGCACCGCCAGCCAGTGCGCCGGCATGGAGGCGGGCGTGCTCGACCTGAAGCATCGTGTTGCTCGCACTCAGCGTGAGGTCGACTGGCGGCAGGTACTCAGCGAGTCGATGCTCGCCGTCACGGCCGGTGCCGGCGATCGCTCGAGCCTCCGACGCTGCCGGGCGGAGCCTGCCCTCAGTCGGGTGTATCTTCCCTCCCGCTACGCTCCGCAGGTCGAGTGTGCGGCGCTCCTCGATGTGTCAGGGAGCATGGTCTGGGCAGGGGGTGGCATCGGCGAGCTGATCTACGCCCTGACCACGATCGTGACCGGCGCCGGGGGCAGCTCGCTTGCCATCGTCCCGTTCGACACCGACACCTACCCGACGCTCGTGGTGGACCAGAACAACGCCACGGGCCACGTGTTCGACATGGGGGGTGGCGGGGGCACGTCTCTCGACAAGCCGCTGCAGGAGATGCGTCGCCGGATGGACGTCGGTGAGATTCCCAAGCTTGATGGTGCGGGGACGCTGATTATCGGTACCGACTGCTATGTGCAGGTACCGAACCCCCGACTGATCCGTGACATCAATCCTCAGCGGGTGGTGTGGGTATCGCCCGAGAACAACTGCTCCGAGACGGTGGCCCGGGCGGTGACGTCAGGGAGCTATGCAACAGCGACGGGGGTGCCGGCCACGCACCTGAAGATCAAGTGAGCCGGGTTCTCGCCGTCCGGACGTGGTACCACCCCGATTTTTGGGGAGCCGTGATCGGTCCGGACTTCAAGTGGCTGTCATTGAGGTTAGTGCAATGATCAAGCATCTCAATCGTCGGGTACTCAGCATCCACTGCGCTACTCCCTGCTACTTCGACATGGTTCTCATGCCGGACTTCAAGTGGTTGATCGGGGAACCGGTGCAATGAATAGATTCCTTGGAACTTTTAGCGTGGCAGTATCCTTTACTCCGAGCGACCGGTTCGGCATTCTCACTGGAACCCCTGTGCACAAGCCCAAGCGCATCCTCGTTTACTTCCCCGTGTTCAAGTCCGAGCGCATACGAAAGGCGCTGTTCTCATGAACAAGGAGCTACGGCACTACTTCGTACAGAGGGTCTTTGATCAGGGGCGTTGTGCTTTTTTCGCACCTCGATTCACATGGCTGGACGACAGGGATTACCTCTTATGGCTAGGCTTCTGAAGCACGCCGAGCTGCACTCCCTGCCGAAAGACATACACATACTGAGCGACTTGTACGCAAACACGTTCATGATCCCCATGCCCAGCTTCCTATGGCTGGACAGGAGGGTGGTGTGGGTATGAGAAGGATCGAATACTTCAGGGACTTCACCGGCTACGGTGGCTACTCTAGCGGGGGTGTGTCGATATGGTTCACCATGCCGCGATTTATATGGCTGGAAAACGAGGTGGATATATGAAAACCAAGAAGCTCCAGCGCTACCCGTTGTTTCTCCCCAAGCTCAGGCAGATCCCCGGCACGCGGCCAAGCTACAAGTGCGTGAGGATACCTATGTTTATATGGTTGCTACGTGGGTGGGACTTATGAAAACCAAGAAGCTGAAGTACTTCTTCGTGCATGTGGACCTACCCCCTTTTGACTACGGGTTTCGTCTTCGCATGCCCGGGTTCATATGGTTGAAGCTCGCGTGAGCAAAACGAAAAAACTTTTCTCTGGAATTCGCCGGGCGTTCGGCAAGAGAAAAGAATTGCCAACCGATCTGATGATGCCGTGCTGCGGCAGTGTGAATAGTCAAACACTATTGCTTACGCGTCTGTTGTTCGACTTGCCGGACAGCGGGTGTTATCAACTAGCGCTTGCCCGGTGTGAAGGGTGCGGCGACCACCTGTGTCACTACCTCAGAGGCGACCCGCCGGCTTTCAGGTTCACCCAAGTCCCCGTCTTCAAGGAGCACAGCTCATGAATAAGCAGCTCGACACGCACGTGCGCACACCCTGCTGCTTCTGCCCTTACATCGATAACTGTTACGAGTACCGTACGATCGAGGACATGCACAGCTTCGACATTATGCACATACTCAAGTGCAGATATTGCTACACGGAGTATGTCGCTCGCCTAAGCTGTGATTACGCAGGGTCCCAGCCTTACGTAACCCCGCTGCACATGCCCAACTTCAAGGAGCACAGCTTATGAGTATCTTTGCCAAGCCGCGCATACCCAAGCGCCGGGCCTTGCCGTGCTGTGGGGTGAGCCCGTTGAATAACCTGATCCAAGGGTGGGGGAAGTGGCGCGATGCTAATCAGCTCTCATCGAACTCCCTAACATGCCAGAACTGCGGCTATAAACACGGGTATTCGGCCGACATAGGCGGCGTGTCCGTTATCCAGGCTCCTATATTCAAGGAGCACAGCTCGTGAAAAAAACTTTAAAGTACAAATCCAGCATGCCCTGTTGCGGGTGTACCGACTACGAGATCGTGGCGACAGCTTCCTTTGACGTCATGCGCGCAAACCGCGACGGCGCACAGCGGATTAAATGTCGCCATTGTACGCAGTCCCTTGGGCTCCAACTAAGGAACCAACCTCCGATGTTCGACTACATAAAAGCGCCCCACTTCAAGAATCTGTAAGCATTGCAGGAGCAGCGCAGGTGAGGTACAATACCTGCACTGCTATGCGGTGTGTTGTTTGTAGTGTATTGCGTGTATTAAATACTTGCCGTTGTACCCGTACCATCTTTTACTTTCTATCACCACCAACTTGAGAGCTATCACATGTCCAATCAAATGAGTGTTCAGTTCGTTCCCGAAGTCGGCACCACGCGACTCCGTGAGCACATCCGCCGGTCCTTCATCCGAGGTCAGAGCTTCGGCATCATGGGTCCGAGTGGCGCTGGCAAGACACAGACCGTCACCGACCTCGCATCGACCATCACCGCACAGGATCTTGCCGGCCACCCCAATGGCTGCGATGGCGTCATGGTCAACGTCCTCAACTGCGCCATGTACGACGAGATCACGGTGCGGGGTGCGCTGGTTGCCGGCGACACCTACGTCGACCCCTACAGCCAGCGTCCGACGGTAGCCTGTGACTACGCCGTGCCGATCTGGTACCACGAGGCGACGCAGCTCCTGATCGACAACCCGACCAAGCATCTGGTCATCGCGATCGATGAGATAAATCTGGGTATCCCTCCCTTCCAAGCCGTGCTGCTGGCACTGATGGATTACAAGGGCGTCGGCACCCACCAGTTCAGTGACGCCGACAAGTCGCGGATCTCGTTCATCGCCATGGGTAACCGACCCGAGGACATGCCGGCGAGCAACTTCCTGACGGGTCCCCTCGCTCGGCGGATCAGCAAGTGGTTCCGCATCCGACCGGAAGCGCCGGACGTGGTCGAGTACCTCGGGGAGCGGGGCGTACTCGCCCCGGAAGTCGAGAAGGTGCTGAACGATCACCCCTCGCTGGTGTGCCTGACTGGCGTGGCGAGCAACGGCCGAGTGGAGGGGCTGAACGTGCTCGATGACGACGACAAGGAGCCGGACTACGGGTCCGCCATCCCCGTGGTCAACGGACTGAACCCGGCGACGTGGCACGAGGTCTCGCTCGAGATGATGGATCTCAGGCACCAAGGCAGCGAGTACTCGCCGGCCTTCAAGCGGGAGATCCTCGAGGCCATGGTACCCAAGGCTGTGGCGCATGAGCTGTACATCGCCATGGAGCTGGCCGACCGGTTCGCCACGATGGAACAGGTCGAGAACGATCCCGAGGGTGCCGACACACCCAAGGGGGCGCTGCACCAGTCGATGCAGGTGCGCATGTTGTTGCCCGCTCTGACGCCGCTCAACGTGGCAGCGTACATCACGTACGTCAAGCGCATGCCAGAGACGGCAGCATCCTGCATCGTGGCCTACCTCGTCAGGCGTCAGGCACAGGTCGGGGTGCAGGGCAAGGAGCTGTCCCGCTCCCGCATCAAGGACATGGACCCGGCGGTGTACTCAGCCCTCATGCAGGGGTTCGTCGCGGCCTTCACCCGGCTTGCTGCCAAGACGGCAGGCCACGCCGTGAACTTCGGCAAGCAGGTCGCGGTGGACACCGAGGAGCTGAGCGTCACGGCTCCTGTGGTGCCGCCTGCGCCGCAAGTACAGCCCGCCGCATTGCCTACTGCTCCGGCCGTGGCTGCGCCGCCGCTCACGCCGGTAGCGACATCGCCAGCGGCACCAGCCAGCAAAGACGAGCAGTATTTTTAAGCTGCTGCGTGAGCTGGCGTACTTATACTCAGGCCACGGATGGCCTACCCCACAAAACGTACGTTAATCTATCTTGCCTAACGAGAGACAACCACATGAACACCAATATCAATCAGCAGTTCCATGACCGTGCACGGTCGACGCTTGTGACTGTCCGTGTCCACACCTCCAGCCCCCGGCAGACGGCGCACATCAAGGAAGCCGATCTCCTGCTCGAGGAGCAGGCCGGCGCCAAGGCGAAGACCTCGTTCAGTCTGATCCCGACCGACCTGCAGAAAGAGGACGGTAAGATCCGCAACACCCTGAAGCGCACGATCAGTAGTATGGGCTGGCTCAACGCCCGACCCGGCAAGGGCATGGAGTTCACCATCCCGGTGGACAAGCTGCAGGCTGCGCTCGATGTCATCGAGACGACTCGCAAGGAGCGCACCGCCGTGGCTGACAGCTACATCAAGAGCCATGATCTTGTGCCGACGACGGCATGGGATAACTTCCGGGCCAAGTGCCTGTCATCCGCCGGGGAGTTCGAGGTACCCCTCAACAAGTTCCCCTATGTGGCGGCGGCAGACTACATCGCCGAGTTCGAGACGCAGGCGTTCGTCGAAGCGATGGCCGACAACGCGAGCAGTGCGCTGCCCCCTCAGGTGGTCGAGCGTATTGCCGCCGACGCCTGCCAGCAGCTCGATCGCATGCTTGATCAGATTCGACGCAAGCTTGCGGACGAGTGCCGGGATCTCCTGACCGTGGTCGGCGGCGAGACCGCCGTCAGTCGTCGTACGTTCAACGCCTTGCGTACGGCGTGCGAGTCGGCGGATGCGATCGTCGGTGACACAGCCCCTGATGTCTCGAACTTCTGCCGGAAGTTCCCGCACTTCCTCGATAACTTCGACGACTTCAAAGTGTTTGGTCCGGCCACCACGAACAATGATCTGTTCGATGCGGCCAAGGTGCAGACACTGCGGAGCTCACTCGAGACCACGGCGTTCAACCTCGAGTCCAGCTGCATAACGACGGGCAGCGAGTAGGTAGTGCATAGCCCCGCCCCTCCCGGGCGGGGCACTGACAGGAGCTGACAAGATGACCAAGAAAAAAATGACAGTGGCAAGCGCTGTGGAGAATCACGGCGTACTTATCGAGGCCGACGAGGCTCAATGGGCAGAGGTTTTGATCACAGCGCAAAGAGCGTTCGACCAAGCTAGAAGTCTGATTCATTCCATCGCGGACAGCCAGACCGCAAACAGAAAGAACAAGCATCAGATCGCAGAAGCTGAGCATGTTGACATTCAGGCTATTGCTCTGGCGACAGGCTATGAGGCCATGCTGCAAGCCGCTTTGCAGAAAAGTTATGCGAGTGTCAATGCTTGGGAGAAGGTGATCAGACTGGCAAACGAGCAAATCGGCAGCGAGTAGGTAGACCTAGCCCCGCCCATCCCGGGCGGGGCGCTGACAGGAGCTGAGAATGGGCGCCGATGAAAACGCGGAACTAATTGCTGGCCTTGAACAGGCTATTGAGAATCTGAGAATTCGTGCTGGCTATTACGAGACTGAGCGAGACGAAGCAGAGCACAAGTACCGTGCAGCCTGCAGAAAGATGAAGCGCAAGCAGAAGGAGCTGCGGGATTTGGAAGCAGAGATTCACCGCGACAAGCACCGGACACACACGGCGTGAACACCCCCGCTAGTTCGCCCCGAGCAGTCATCAACCCATACCCCACTGGGCATGGCAACGCGCCGCTGTTCCTCGACCTCGAGACCTACTTCGATGACGGGTGCAGCCTGAAGAACATGAGCACGTGGGAGTACAACGTGCACCCCCTGTCGCATCCGCAGTGTGTGATCCTTGATGATCCGCTGATGCCGGGCGAGGGGGTGACCCCCTTGCTTCTACCCCGTCAGCCCGCTGCACCGGGGAGCTTCGATGAGACTCCCGCGGCGCAGCTCAAAAGAATTCTGGTCGGACGCGGGTATGAGCATCGCCCCGTGGTCGCCCACAACGGAGCGTTCGACTTCTCCTACATCCGCTACCACACGGGGCTCGTGCCGGGGCAGTGCGTGTGCACGATGATGATGGACCAGTACCTGAACGGCTCAGCTTATACACGAACGCGAGGGTCGAAGCGGTACATGCACGGCCAGTCACTGGAGGATTGCTACCAGACGTACGTACTGGGCAACGGCGAGGAGGAGCGGCAGGCCAAGGATCGGCGTGGCCTGTTCAGTGTCATGGGCAAGCACCCTCAAGACCTAGATCAGGCGGATCTCGAAGCCTATCTGGTCTACGCCTACCAAGACGTGGAGAAACTCCGGGCCGTGTGGGAGAAGATGGACGGCAAGATCCCCGCTATCCGCCGGTACTTTATCGACTGGGCCTTGCGCCAGATGTGTGACCCCGTGCTTCGGCTCGATCACGAGAAGCTGCGCCACCATCAGGAGCTGCAGGACCAAGAGGTGAAGGACTACATGGACTCGCAGGGTATACAGGCGAGTCAGCTTCGGTCGTCTGCCAAGTTCAAGGAGATCATGGATGCGATCTACCCCGGCGGGTGGCCCACGATCCCGAGCCCGAGCGACCCCGATAAACAGATAGCGCTCGCCAGCAAGGCTCACCCCGAGTGGAAGCGGATCTACAACTCACCCTACACACCGCCTGATGTGGTGCGCATGATGGACCTGAAGGGGGAAGTGTCAGCGGGTAGCCGTGATAAGCGTAACTATCGATACTCCCGAATTGCCAAGGCGCTGGGCGGTGCGTTCCCCCTGCATATCGTGGCGTCAGGGGCTCACACCCACAGGCCGACGGGCAGTGACGGGTCAGGGGGCAACCCCCTGAACTGGCCCAGCAAGGGGATCGTACGCAATTGCATCGAGGCTCCTCCGGGGTACGTTCTTTTCGCGGCGGACTACTCAGGGTTTGAGTTGCGCATCACTCGATGGATGGTGCGAGATCAGACGGGTATCGACTACATCCTCAACGACCGAGACATGTATGTGGATCTGTACGCTGAGGCGTTTGGTGTTGACCCTGCGACGGTCGATCTTGATCAGCGGTTCATGGGCAAGATCGGGCAGCTCTCCTGTCAGTACGGCACAGGAGCAGAGCGGCTGGGCATCTCGCTGGGCATCGACCACATGGATGCGATGCGGATCGTCGACACTTTCCGCAAGGTCAAGCACCCTGCGCTGCCTGCGGCGTGGCGGTTCTGCGATGCGCTATTGAATCAGGTCGCCCGCAGTGGATCGATCGACCGAGAGACGCTGGGCCAGCACCTGAACCTGCCGACGGAAACACTCATCGGTTTCTACTCTCATGAGCAAGGCGTTGCTGTGGTCCGCTGGCCCAGCGGTACGTGCATGAACTATCGAGACCTGCACCTGTCGTCCGAAGGTTTGTCCTACTCCTCCCGGGGTCCGGGCTGGAGCAGCAACGTGTACGGTGCGCTGCTCGTGGAGAACTTGGCGCAGAGTCTGGCTAACGAGATCATGACGCACGCTCAGTTCCTGATTGAAAAACAACTGGGCGTGCGGGTAGCACATAACATATACGATGAGCTGGTGGGCCTGCTCCCCGAGGCTCAGGCCGAAGCGTACCTGCCTGAGATCCAGCGCATCCTTGAGGAATCGTATCGTCCGTACTGGCCTGACATGCCACCGCTGGTGTGCAAGCCGAAACTCGGTCGCGTCTATGGCGACATCAAATAGGAGCAGCGCATGTCAATCACCCGAACGACCGAGGGTACTAAGACCGTGCGGGTACTTCTTGACTGTGACCACCCCGGCTGCTGGCGGTGCGTGTTCTTCGATCGCTTCGTCAGTAACCAAGAGATTCGTGAGGACGCCCGGCAGTCGAGCGGCTGGACCTACATAGACTTGCACGACTGGTGTGGTAATCACGCCCCACCCAAACAGGAGAGACCGTGAACGCATACAGCTACTCCGCTTTCAAAGATTTTGCCACCTGTCAGAAGCAGTTCTACTACGTCCGTTTCACTCGCGCCGTAAGACGCAAGTACGACGGGGCCGGCGAGGGTAAGGCGATCCACGCCGCCATCGAGATGGCCCTGAAACACGGCGAGACGGACCTGCCTTCCAAGTTCAGGCAGTACAACTGGGTGCTCGCCCGTCTCGAGAAGGTCAAGGAGCGGATGGCGAAGGATCGTCCGACAGGGATCACTTTCACCCACGCCGAGTTCGGCTGCACGGTGATGCCCGACTGGACGCTGGGAGCCCCGTTCTCGAAGAACGGTTTCTACACCTGCTTCATTGATCTCGTGCTGGAGCGGGACGACATCGCCTATATCACCGACTGGAAGACAGGCAAGAGCGGCTACGCTGATCTCGATCAGCTCTATCAACAGGCGATGGTACTGTTTCTGGCGAAGCCCAACATCATGACGATCCGAGCGGACCTGACGTTCATCAAGGAGGACTTGCAAGTCCCCGCCATCCCACTGAGAATCGAGCGAGGTCAGTTGATCGACCTGCAGCACGATGTTATTCGACTGGCCGACCGAGTCGCCCGGAAAGATCCGAACGATCCGGAAGACTGGGAAGCCTCACCCTCGGGCTTGTGTCCCTACTGCCCGTTAACCAAGGACCACTGTGTCCACAGCGACAAAGAAGGAGCAGCGAAATGACCCGCCCTACCGATCGACGACGTAACTCACCCCGCACCCGGGCCGCACACCGACGCCGTGACGAAGGGCTGCCGATGTTCTGGCTGCTGCTCCTTGTGCTGGTGTTGGGCAGCACGACATACGAAGCGCGAGCCGACGAGCCGGAGGCCTACACAACCAATTGTAAATACGTGTATGTTGACGGCCAAGCGCATTGGGTCTGCGACTACAATCAGCAGCCGCAGAACACTTTCCAACAGCGCAACAACTTCAGCCAGCCCCGGCAGCAGTGCCGGTACGTGTACATCAACAACCAAGCCATATGGTACTGCGGATGAGTCCCGCCGTGTGGTTGGAAGGGGCGCTGATAGCTCTCAGGGTATCAGTGCCCTTCTGGTTTGGTCTTGCCTTCTACAATGGAATAATACCGATATGAATCTTCAAGGGACAAAGCGCGTCAAGACGTTTGAATTAATTCCGAGCCGCGTACTGGACTTCACTTACGGGTTCATGACCGGCGCCGCCATCATAATAATTTTCCAGATCGTTCTCGCTCTTTCATTCAGGTACATTATCAGTGGCTAAACCAGAAGAGAAAGTCGTCGCCAAACTGAAGCGGGATCTCCGTCGGTTTGGCGACGCTACCGGGCTGACGGTGATGATCGACAAGCCGCCAGCTGTACGGTACAACAGTAACGGTCGCCCGGATCTCTTCGTGGATCTGGGTCCGTTCCCCATACGCATCGAATGCAAGGCCCAGAACGGGATGCCCCGCTCCCCCTTGCAGGAGGACTACGCCGAGGAGCGAGACGAGTGGATGCCACGAACGTGTTATCTGGTGGGTGGCCTCGACGGGGCGGAAGTATTCATCCGCGAACTCCCCAACATACTGGAGCAACTGCAAGCGTGCACGAAAACCAAGCAGATGATCGCCATGAACATGATCCGGAAAGTTCACGCATCTTCTACAACAAGGACGGACTCCCCGTAGTCCTGTTCAAACCCCCCGCCCCGACCAACTTCGCACGACCGATACCGAACTGGCCGGGGTGGTTCGGCACCCCCTACAACCAGCACTCCGACAAGCTGCTCGTCGCCGCTGACGTCAAGCCCCCGGACCCGCTCGAGAACTACCCCTACCCCGGGCCCTTCACGCCGTACGCTCACCAGCCCACGACGGTGAGGAACATCGTCCGGAACAAGCGAACGTGGGTGCTCGACGATCCGCGTACCGGCAAGACGCCGTCTGCTACGTGGGCGATCGACAGGCTCTTTCGATCAGAGGATATCAAGCGGGTGCTGATCTTGTGCCCCCGCCGTATCATCTCGAGCACGTGGTTGAAGACCCTGTTCCAGATCATGCCACACCGGCGGTGCGAGTCAGGAGCAGGGCCGATCAAGAACTTCGTGAACATCTGCTCAGACCCGCGCATCGAGATCGTTGTTGCCAACCACGACAAGATGAACACGGCATCGAACGCGATCATGAAAGCGAAGTTCGACATGGTGGTCGTCGACGAGTCGAACATGTTCCGGCATGCGTCAGCGGACAGGTCCACTAACCTCCGTCTGTTCTGTCGCCAGCCCAAGCTCCGCGTGGTGTTCATGACAGGTACGGTGAACACGGGGTTGCCCGAGACGCTGTTTGAGCTGTGCCGGATGATCGACCCGTTGAGTATCACGGTGCCGTACAGCAAGTGGCGGGACCTGACGCAGTACTCGTTCAAGAAGGGCGATCATGAGGTGTGGAAGCAGCGCGACAACGTCGAGCACCTGATCGTGAACGCCCTGCGGCCCTGCTCCCGGGCGCTCCGACACGAGTGCTTCGACGTGCCAGATGTCACGCACCACACCGAGGAGGTGCCGTTCGTCCAGAGTCAGAAGACGACCTACACCAAGATGGCGAAGGACAAGATTGTTCACATCGAGGACCAGAAGATACGGGCGGCGAACGCGGCGGTCCTTGTCGGGAAGCTCCTGCAGGTGGCGACCGGCGCTGTCTATGACGTGGAGCGTAACGCCGTGGTGTTCGACAAGGCGATCAGCGAGCGGGTGAATGTGTGCATCGAGCAGTGGAAGGAGACCAGCGCCAAGGTGATTGTGCTGTGCTCGTTCACGTCTCAGCTTGAGGCGGTGGCTGCGCTCCTCGCCAAGCGGACCCGCACCGAGGTACTCACCCTGTATGGGAAGACGACGGACAAGCAGGCAAACCAAGTCGAGCCCCGGTTCCAGACCGATGCGAAGGTGCAGTTCCTAGTTGCTGACCCTGACTCGGTGATGCACGGCTTCACCCTTGACGCTGCCAACTCGGTGGTGTGGTTGTCCCCGACGTACAAGCCCGAGACGTGGGTGCAGGCGAACGACCGACCGTTCGCTGCACGGAGTGCCACGAAGACCTGTGTCGGTATCGTCGCCGTCGTGAGCAGTGATCTCGAGAAAGAGATATACACACGGCTCCGGGCAGAGGATCAGCGCTCCCGAGGAGAGCTGGATCTCGTCGCCCTTGCCAGTAAATTCACAGGATAACCATGTTTGGTAAGCACAAAGAACGCGTGCTCGATATCTGGACCGCAGGTATCGGCGACTTCCGTGTGAGTGACGCCGTGTGGTTACTCATTGGGCTGTTTTCTTTTCACATTTTTGTGAAGGTGTTCTATTAACAGGAGCTGACATGACCGAGCCAACCAGTGTTACAGTACCCGTATCGGATGAGTTCGTTAACCAGTGGAAGGACCACTTCCAAGGACTCGACGATGCCGAGCAGCTGTTCACATACATGTACCAGCTTGAGCTGGTGGACGCCGCACTGATGCAGGCACACAAGCAGTACGCCGCCATCCTGAAGTCCGTGTCCGACCGCATCACCCGGGTGTCCCTGAGCGAGGGGCAGAAGAGCGCGAAGTTCACCAACGGTGCGATTGAGGTTGTTGACCGAGAGGTCGCCGTTGTGAAAGACTGGGACGCCTATTACGCATGGCTGCTGCAGGACCCGGCCAACCGTATCCACGGCTTCCTTCACAAGCGGGCGGGCTCGACGGCCATCGCCAAGCACCGCGATGACACCGGGGAATTGCCCGATGGCACCGCGATCGAAACCATCTCTGACATCAAGGTCAAAACTCAACAGTAGGAGCTAACAAGCATGGCCATACTCAACGCCCCGAACGGGCAGGCGCCCAACTCCGCCGTCGCTATTGCCGCGGCACAGGCCCAGCAGCCAGCGGCGCTGCCTTCGATCTTCACCGGTTCCGGCGCGGTCGCCGCCGTCGATACCGGCACCAGCTACGACGCGACTATCGGCGGTGTCAAGTACCCGCGCATCAAGGTGCTGCAGCACGGCATCTTCTATCAGGCAAGCGGCGGCGAGCCCGTCGCCCTGTCCGCCGACCCCCGCCAGTTCTCTCTCGCCATTGTGCGCACGGCAAAGGCCGTCTCCCGGCTCTGCTTCGAGGGCTCGTACGACGTGAGCGGTACCCAGAAGGGCCGCGTGCTCTGTCGGGCAGCGGACGGCATCAAGCCCGACGCTGACATCCCCGTGGCCGATCGGCAATCCGCGACCTGCAACACCTGCCCCAAGAACCAGAAGGGCAGCGGCGAGGGTGGGAGCAAGGCGTGCAAGTACAAGCTACCGATTCTCGTGATCCCCGGCATCAAGAACCCCGACGGTACTGTGGGCTGGGTCGACGAGGTGTGTCAGATGTCGATCAACGCATCGACCCTCTTCGGCGAATCCCTCGAGGCGCAGCAGCTCTTCTCCATGGCCGAGTTCGAGGCCAAGCTCGGGACCCGAGGAGCCGCGCCCAATCAGGTCTTGTGCGATCTGCACCTTGACCAGCGCCCGGGCAGCATGAGCAAGGCGCTGTGGGGGTGCACGTACGTACTGACGGCGGCGGACGTGGCAGAGATTGCGCGCATCGTCGAAGCAAGTCCCTATGATTTCGAACACATGCTGGGTGCCGTGGCATCAAGCGTCGAGGAGTCGGAGATACCGACCACCCCCGTCGCGCCACCGGCAGCCAGCGCACCAGTTGCGGGAGCGGTAGATTCAGCAGGTTTGGCAAGTCCTGCGCCGTTAGCTCCGGGGTCTGTGGCTCCCGCATCTCACCCGGTACCGCCCGTTCCAGCGGCGGCACCGGCAGCTGTAGTTGCACCAGCGCCCGTCGCCGCTGCTGTTGCTCCAGCGCCTGCCGCGCAGGCTCCGGGACTCGTCCCTCCGGAGCCTGCCGCGGCCCCTACACAAGAGGCCCCCGCACCGTCGCCCCTTGCGCCGCCCCCGGCGTCGTTTGGTCCGGCGTCTGCGGCAGCTGTACCGGCACCAGCAGCGCCCGCTGCCGCCCCGGCCGCAGCTCCTGTGGTAGCCTCACCCCCGTCTGACACTAGCCCGTCAGGCCCGGATGCGTCCGCCGTCAACGATGACGGACTCCTCTGGTAGTAGCGCCCCCGGGCGGTCGGGTTCTCCGGCCGCCCTTCTTGCTCTCAAACACTTGCCTATGACATGGATACAGCGCAGCTGCGCGAGTTCTACGAGCTCGCGTTCCCGAACGACTCGTCCTGTTGGGCGTACCTAGCCTGTGACCCCAGCAGCCCGGCCTCTGGCTATGTAAGCGTTGTAAAATGCCACCCCGAAACGCTCGCTAACCGAGCGGAGAAAGCACGATCACTCGGCAAGTCCATCCACATGATGGTGGCCGCAGCCAAGACGCCCGGCGTCAATCAGCCGAGCCATGCACGAACAAATCTCGAGGAGCACAGCCGTCACTTCATCGTGGCGGACATCGATACGAAGGAGCAGACCCTTGACGAGACCGGGGTCGTCGCCGCGTTCAAGCGCTTGCGGCACCCCCCGACCTACATCCTGACCAGCTCCAACGGATACCACCTGTACTGGATGTGCGACAAGAACCTTGTCGACGCCCGCACGGTGATGGCACTGGGTCTGTACCGGCACGTGCTCGAGCCTCTCGGACTGGTCGTTGACCGGCAAGCGGGCTACCGCATGACGGGCCTGATTCGTGCGCCGGGCTCGACCGGCAAGTGCGGGACGCAGGCGATCGGTGAGAACCACAAGAAGCTCGCGGGCGTCTACGAGCGGGAAGCCCTCGCCGCTGTTGCAGGCTACGCCTCATTCGACGACGCCATCACCGAGCAGGAGGAGCGGGACGAGCGGGCAACGGCCGCGGCCGCTTCCTCATGGACACGCACGACACTCACGAGCGATCGGGACATGCTGATGCAGGAGTGCGCAGCGTACCGGGAGTTCATCGAGGCCTCCGCACGATCGTTCGACAACGGCGCGAGCGGTAACCGCTCGGACGTGCAGATGTTCGGCAACCTCACGAGCCGGAGCGTCGACCCATCACTCGACTTCGACCCGAAGGACTGGGGTCAGCACGAGGCGAAGCGTGCCTACTTCCATAAAATCGTTGGGGAGTGGCCCGGGTATGACAGTGACTGGAACGAGGAGCTATACCGCTTCGGGAGTTCCACCGCCCCGTTCCACTGTGACAAGTGGGGGCAGATGAAGAAGCACTGCGCCGGGTGCCCGGTGCACAACGTCGGGACCAACCCGATCGCCCATGCGAACAACGCCGTGCAGTACCTGCCCGACCCGACGATGCCTAACGCTGCTCCCGTACAGGTAACGCCTGCCTCCTACATGGCGATGACCGTACCCACGTCCCGGGCTCGGAAGCTCGACAGCTGCCCGACGTTCGAATCCGTGGCGGCCATGTTCCTGTCCTCTGTCAGTACGGAGTACGTCGCCAACGAGGAGACGCTGTTCCGGGTCAAGGAGACCAAGGCGAAGAAGGGCCCGGGCATGGACACGCAATACATACCCATCTGCTCGCCGCCTATCTTCCTCGTCGAAGACGTGATCTGTCGCCCGGTCAGGGTCGACGACGGGGATCTCTGCGAGCGGGCCCTGTTTGCCCGGTGGGACACAACTATCGGTATCGCAAAGGTCTTCACCATTTTCGGGGAGGACCTGAAGAACGCCAACCGACTGAGCGAGGCGCTGATCCACCCGAAGGTGACCGTCATCAACGCCAAGGAGCTGGCCGACTACTACCGTCGGGTGGCGAGCAGCATAGAGAAGGATGCAGCTCTCTGCTATGAGCAGCTGGGCTGGCAAAATCCGGATTGTTTCGTCACCCCCTACGCCGAAGTTCGGCCGACGGACATGGTGCTTCGCCCCATGAGCAAGAGCATCGAGAACCAGCTGATCGATCGGTCGAAGCCCATCACCATGACGCCCGGCGGTACCGGTCAGGAGTGGGTGGAGAACGTCCTCCTCCCGGTCGTCGACATGGGGCTGAAGGGCCGAGCAGCGTTCATCCTGATCATGGCGAGCTTCGGCTCAGTCCTGTACAGCGCGCTCGACAGCGTGAGTACCGGGCCCATGCTCTGCTTGTACGGCAAGACGGGGCGAGGCAAGACGCTCGCCATGAAGCTTGCCATGAGTGTCTGGTACCACCCGAACTGCAAGATGTCCACAGCACGGGACACGCCGGCGGGCATCCGGATATCGCTCGGCAACATGAATCATCTCCCGCTGTTCCTTGACGAGATGACTCACATGGACCCAGAGAAAGCGCACGACCTTGCGTACGAGGTGACCAACAGAAGTACCCGTAACGCAACCCAGAACTTCGGGCGTCAGATCCGCGACGGGAACACGTGGTGTAACAGTGTCATATCAACCAGCAACGAGTCGTTGTCGGATCTGATCGGGGGGCTCAGGAGCCGCGTCGATCCTGCCGCCCTCTCCCGGGTGGTGGACATCCCGCAGATAAATGACGTCGATCGGAAAGTCAAGAAGATACTCGACGAGGCGCTCATTTCGGCACGCCAGTACCACGGCTCGGTCGGGCTCGAGTTCGTGCAGGTGGTCATGAACAATCTCGCTGCGGTGAAGACTCGGGTCGACGAGATACTGGCTGAGTACGAGAACATCGAAGCCAACCTGACCGTCACCGATCTCGGGGGCAGTGCCCGGTTCCGCTTGCAGCATCTTGCTGTCACCCGAGCGTCGTCGGAGGTGCTCGATCGGATGTTCCCCGGGCACAACATCGCGGATAAATTCAAGGCCCAGATGACAGGCTTCTCCAGCGAGCTACGAGAGCAGGCACGGGAGGCGGTGACGAATCACACGACGGACTTCGCCGCGCTCCTGCACGCCATGTCACTGAACGCCATCCCCGGAGACAAGGCCGAAGCCGAAGCGTGGTTCAACGCCTTGGAAGATCGAACCACGGTGCCTGCCCCCGACACACAGGTCTTCCGGAAAGACGGGTATCTGTATGCCACCCGCACGGTGCTCAGCTCCTACGTCAAAACACAGGTCGACAAGATGGGTCGCCATTTCACACTGGCCGGGGAGATGAAGCAGCTCGAGGCACTGACCCGCGCGTTCGGCCCGGCCCATAACCTCCCGACCTACGAGCACAGGGCCATCACGCACCGCATGCCGGTGATCAAGAATGAGTCAAAGATCAGCGCGCTGAGTACGGTCGAGTTCGACATGAAACCCTTGCGATACTATTGTTTCGACATGCGCTGGTTGCCCCACCTGTGAACCCTGTCACCGATAGTTACGGTACCGTGCGGCTGCCCGCGGGCTTTGAGCTGTCGGCCAAGCGGTTCACTTTCATCGGTGAGCTGTTCCTCCACGACATGGACGTGCGGGACTGGACATTCATACAAGCGGGCTACCCCCTGTACGACTTCACGAACCACAACAGGCGGCGGGGTGACTCGTCCCCCCTCCCGTGGAGCGACACCCGCTACCCGCCCGCCAAGGCGTTTGAGTTGCCACCCCGTGCTCCCGCCACGGCCGAGCTGTTCGCGCGGCAGACGATAGGAGCGGCGGCCTCAGACACCCTCATGCGAGAGGGCTCTCGATTGCCGCTCGGCCAGCTCCTGCATCACCTGCAGAACCGGGATGAGATCCACCAGCTGATGCGGGAGGCGGCGTATCAGGTGATGAGAGACCACGCCACGCGTCGTTACGTGCCGCAGGTCCTGCTCGAGCGAGTCAGTCGGCTGGTCTCCGGCATGCTGATCAGTCGCATGCTGAGCGGGTCAGGACAGAACCGTGACGCCTTGTCCTGTCGGGATCTCTGGTGGTACATGAACACGATGACCGACCCCGACGTCGCTGACGGGCCGTCAACGTTGGGTAAGCCTGCGTCGGGTCGGGAAGGTACGAGCTTCTGGGACCACACCCACAAGCTGTACCTCACCCGCAAGACACTCCCCCGGCTCGCGGTCGTGACCTTTGAACGAAGCGCGCTGCCCTATGAGCTATCGAACATCGTCGCTCTTCGCGAGACACGCGATGAGTCGACGACCTACGCGCTGACGATCGGGCTGGCGCGGGAGTACACGACGTCGATCCTGTACGACGTGCAGACCCACAACGCTATTGATCGGATGATGGCGAGTTCCCGGTACGTACGGGCGGGGGCCACTGAAGTTCTGCGCGATCTTCGTCAAAGCATTCTGTAACCGCCGCTTCGACGCAGCCCTGAAGCTTGTTCAGTCGGGCGATGACATCCCGGTTGGGGTTCAGCTCGGGCTTCTGATCCTCCTTGCCAGCCGCGCGGCGGATCTCCGCCCTGCGCCAGTCATGGATGATGAAGTGATGTCGGGGGTCAGGCGCCTGACGCGTATCGAACGGCCCCGGCCAGCCGCCGCCTACGGCGAGATTCACAAGCGCCGTCCACGGGCCCTGCATGATGTCCTCCTGCATGGCGGGGAAGCTGTTCACCACCATGTTGTCGAGCGTCAGGTGCACGGCGTCCTCCTCCCGGTAGATGCCGTACGTGTGTCCGTTCTGGTACAGGTCATAGCCCGCCGGGCACGTGTGCTTGATCAGGAGATCAGTGAAGGAACTGCCGGGGAGCGGCGCGTTGTAGGTGTGCCGGTTAGTGTAGTAACACCGGACGTTGTCCTTGTTCACTGACTCCATCACATCGATCTCGGGCAGTACTCGAGTCCGGTAGTCCTCGGGCCACTCACCAAACGGGAAGTAGGGCAGGAACCAGATAGCAGGCCACAGGCCCTTGCCCCATGGGAGCGTCGCTGTGAAGAACATCGCCTCGCCCACGTGCAGGCACTTGTCGACGTCGTTCTGGGTGGTGAGTACCGCGCTCTTCACCGTGTCGGCGCCACGCTCCCACATGGGCACGATGCGGAACTGATCGTTCTCGAAACGGAGTACGCCTTCGGCCAGCGCCTGAGCGAAATCAGGTACGTACCGGTGCTGGCTCCCGTTAGTGACAACCTTATGACTCCATGGCTCCTCCATGAAGAAGTCCTTGGCTCCAAGCAGGGAGACCTGATTGTGCAGATCGAATACCGGACCTGCTTGGGAACCCGCTGGCAATACCGACATGTGCTACTCCGTCAATTCCTCTATACGTTTGACGAGTGTAGCAACTTGACTATCGTGCTGCTCCTGCAATGCCTTGTACCGAGTAGCTCGTTCGGCACTGGTCATCACTTGATTGAGTCGGATGTTCTTCATGTCGGTGGCGGTACTGAGCACGTCGCCATTCAGGTCCTTGAAAAGATCGAGCCCCGCCAATCCTTCGACGCCGATCGCGTCAGACACCCGAGCGCGGGCCTCTGCCTCGGACAGGCCGCTACGTTCAAGCGTACGGATAGAACTCTCGATGCTGCTCTGTTGCCCCCACAGCTGGTAGTACTGCTCCCGACGCTGATTGTAGGGAGCGCCGATTAGGCCAGCGAAGGGTAGCGCTGCCCGCTTCCAGTTGGCGTCGTACTCACGCCCAGTCAATACCCGCCCCCACTCCAGTGCCATGTCGGCCAAGGCCGCCGGCCCGTTGATCATCTCGTTGGTGAGAAAGTGGATAGTCCGTACGTCAGGGCTGAGTCCGGTATTCTCCGCCAAGAACCTGGCGATCGCTTCCGATGCCGTACCGATCTGCCGACCACTTGAATTGTAGGGCCGCCCGTAGTATCCGGGACTGCCCAAGGAGCCGGGCTCCTGCGTGATCTCGTTGCCGAAGTTGTCAGTGTTCATACCAAGCGCCACCAGCGGACTGATCAGGCTCGGGCTCGCAAGGTCGGTGAGCTTCTGCCCCACCCGGGCGAAGCTCAGGTTGCCAAGGTCATCAGTCAGCGGGATGTTGTTCGAGACCGGCGTCACGTTATTGATCGCGATGTCCACGATGTTACCGGCACTCTCAACGAACGACTGATTGCCGGTGAGTCCGAACAAAGACTGGACAGTCGCTGCTCCTATGGCGGTGAAGCCGTTGTAGCTGTACGGGATCTGGTGGATCTCATCGCCAATGAAGAACTTGAAGTGCGTCGTGCTGGAACCCTGTGTGAGGAACTTGTTGTTGCCGTCGTCATCCTCACCGGCCATCGCCCACGCCATGGCGAAGAGCGCGGTGGCTGCCCCGCCGGCGACGCCCGCCGCTTCCAAGTTGTACTGGCTGTCGAGAAGCGAGTCGACGATCTGCGTGGCACCCACGACGGCGGAGCGGAAGAACATGTAACTGAGCGCGCCGAGATCCGCCGCACGTGAGCCGCCTGTCTGACCGAAGTCGGCGATGCTCAGGGCTTGGAACGCGGCCTCCTGTGAGGAGTTACCCGCTCGCATGAACGTACGGTAGGCGGCGTAGCGACTGATCAGGTCCGTCATGGTAGGCGCCACTTGAATCAGCTTGTCGATGCGGCCGAGATTGTCGAGCTCGTCCGGGGTCAGGCCCTTCGATCGCATGGTGGCAATGAAGTCCTCCACCCGGGAGTTGAGCGACATGGAGCGGGCAAACTGGACCGGTGCTCCTGTCTCGAAGAACTGCAGGAAGTCCTGCATCTCAGGGTCAGCCTGCAGCTCGCTCAACCGCTTGGCCGCCTTGGCTCCTGTCTCTGATTGCCAGTACAAGTACTGCGCCATCTTCGGTGCGATACGAAGCGCCGCGCCCATCGACTCCTTGCCGAAGGTTGCCCCCGCCTGCCAGCCTTCACGGGCAGACACCACGGCGAAGGAGGCAATCGTCTCCCGCACGAAGTTGATGACGGGGAACGCCGGGTCGTACTTCGTGTGGAAGCTACCAATCGTCCGCGCCCCGTTCGACACGATCTGCGCGGCAAGGTTGTCCGACTGGCGGAGGCGCTGCACGAACTCGCTCCGCTCGCGCTTTCCCTTGATCAGCTCAGGTATCTCGCTCTTCGCGTCGTACGTGAGCACCGCCACGTAGTTACTCGGGTCGCTTCGCAGCTGCTCGTTGAAGTCCCCGCGTGCACCACTCGCGATCAGATCAGAGAGCCCCGTCGAGTCGCCCTGCAAGTGGTGCACGAACTTGTTCGGGTGCACCTTGGCTTTCAACTTGTCGTACTCCCGGCTTGTCTTCTCGACGAAGGTCAGGACACCGGTGCCGAACCCGCGACCAAGGGCCGCTGTTCCTTCGGCGGTCTGGGCCGCAGCCCACAGCGTGATGACGTCCTTCGATATCTCGTTGTCGTGCCGGTCGTGGTACGTACGGTTCAGCTTCGTGATGATGCTCGCGATCGGCGATGTCGTCTGACGAATCGTGCCCTGTGCGGCCTCGAACGAGGTCATCATCGGATCGCTCACGCCGCTCCCGATCTCATAGTCGTTCGTCTTCTCCGAATCCTCCACCCACTGCGGCGAGTAGAACTGGAAGCTGAACCGCTCGACGGCGTCATCGAAGTTACGACTGCCGCCGTTCCATGTGTCGAGCACCTCCGTGTCCAGCTCGAGCATCTGCGCGAGCGTGTCCGTGACGCTGTCGAGTGCGACCTGCTCGGACGCCGTGACCTCCATCTCGGAAAGCTTCCGCAGTAGCTCGGGCGTCGTGCTCTCGGGCCCGGTCGTTGCGATCTGCTCGACCATCTCGGCCCGTGCCTCAGGGGGCAGGTGCTGATCGATCAGACGCTTCTCGGCGGTGAACGCTGCCCGGGGTGTGAGCACGTCGTTACCAGTACTTCGCACCCGCTTGCGGATGGCCTTCAGCTCCTTCATCACGTCTTTCGACAGGTGCGTACGGAGCTTCAGGTTCTTGTCCTTGCCGGCGTCCTTGGTGAAGTCGTACAGGAACGCGTCGTTCCGCTCGATGCCGTGCTTGTAGCGACGGTACGCATCGGCGAACTCATACACGTTCCGCTTCGACTGGCGCCCCTCCATGGCTCCTGACAGGAGCGCGAACCCCTCGTCGAGCTGCCCGGCGAGCACCTGAATGCCCTCCTCGAACTGGCGCTGCGCGTCGTTTTCTCCAAGGCGCATACGCTCGTACAAGGCCGTCGTGTCCCGGAGAATCTCCGCCGCCTGCTGCCCGGTCGCCCCGTTCAGGAGCGTGTCGAAGAACCCCCGGGCGATCGTCTCCTGATTGCCCGCCTCGGTCGAGTCTTCATCGCCTTTCAGCTTCACCCGATCCTTCTTGCTGGCGTTGTCGTACCCGTTCAGAATCGACTGCGCGACGTTGTTCAGCTGCTCGTTGCTGGCCAGCCGGGTACGAATCTGGCGGGTCAGCAGCTGAAGCGGACGCCGGTGATTGACCAGCCCCTTCACGTGCCGGTTGTAGAAGTTGTTCTCGTTCCGCCCGACATCCCGAAGGAACCCGCGGATGTTCTCGGTCGTGCCTTTGAGACGAGCCGACGCCGGTGCGTCCCCGGCGGTCAGGTTCCGGTG